CCACATTGGCAACTAGCGGGTACACTGTCCTTCAGTTCTGGAAAGTCGGCTCTCAAGTGTACGGCGCTCTTGTTGGAGAAGTGGCATGAGGCACCCACACGGTTTAAGAGCTGCGGCTGGTGGTGGATCTTATAGGGGTGATATTGCTGTAGCTCACAGCACGAGTCCATACATTAGTGTGTATCCGTGGTCTTCTGGATTTGGTACTAAATACTCAAATCCTGCAAGCTTACCTGGCGGCGGTGGTCTTGGAGTGACTTTTAGTCCGGACGGCACCGATATTGCTGTAGCTCACAGCGGGAGTCCATTCATTAGTGTGTATCCGTGGTCATCAGGATTCGGTACTAAATACGCAAATCCCGCTACACTACCTGCTAACATTGGTAGGTCAGTAGCATTTAGCCCTGATGGAACCACTATTGCTGTAGCTCACAGCAATAGCCCTAACGTTAGCGTCTATCCTTGGTCTTCTGGTTTTGGTACTAAATACGCAGATCCCGCTGCACCACCTACTGACACTGGTAAGTCAGTAGCATTCAGCCCTGATGGAACCACTATTGCTGTAGCTCACTTCTCAAGTCCATACATTAGTGTGTATCCGTGGTCTTCTGGATTCGGCACTAAATACTCAAATCCTGCAACCCCACCTACCGACTTTGGCTTTTCAGTGGCTTTTAGTCCGGACGGCACCGATATTGCCGTAGGTTACAACTCAAGTCCATTCATTAGTGTGTATCCGTGGTCATCAGGATTCGGTACTAAATACTCAAATCCTGCAACCTTGCCTACCGGCAGTGTCTCTGGAGTGACTTTTAGCCCTGACGGCACCGATATTGCCGTGGGTCACGGCGGTAGTCCTTTCATCAGCGTTTACCCCTGGTCGTCTGGATTCGGCACTAAATACTCAAATCCTGGAACCTTACCTGCCGGTACTGGTAGGTCAGTAGCATTCAGCCCTGATGGAACCACTATTGCTGTAGCTCACAGCACGAGTCCATACATTAGTGTGTATCCGTGGTCTTCTGGATTTGGTACTAAATACTCAAATCCTGCAACCTCACCTACCGGCATTGGATTTGGTGTTGCCTTTTCACCCGCATAATTCCCATGAACAAACTCGAAACCCTTCAATCCGCCCTTGCAGCCCGCAACGATGAGATCTTGTGCTATCAGATCAACAACTACGCTCGCGCTATCGACAAGATTAACGCTGAGCACACAGACAACCCAGCCATGGTTGAGTTCCGCGACCGCTTGGCTGACATGCTCGAATCCAATAAGACCGAGCAACTAAAAGCGATCATCATCCGTGATGTCATCGCGGACCAGCTCACCGAATTGGAGGCATCCTGATGTTTTACGTTAAGACTGCACCTGATGGTGCACTGGAGCAGTACCCCTACACACTGACGGATCTACGTCTGCGAAACAAAGGTACGAGCTGGCCGAAACAGATTAGCGATGAAGTAGCTGCCGACTTTGGTGTATTTCCGGTTACACCAGCGCCGCAACCGGCTGACAACTACACCGTCAACTTAGAGCGCACCGCCATTAAGCAAGGCAGCGTATGGGTGGAGCAATGGATTGAGAATCCTGCCACACCAGAACAAATTGCGGAACGCACTGCAGCCAAGGCAAACGATGTTCGCACCGACCGCAATCAACGTTTGGCAGACTGCGACTGGACACAGCTTGCCGATAGCCCGCTGGATCCTGACGGCAAAGCTGCTTGGGCGTTGTACCGGGAAACTCTGCGGATGGTCCCTCAGCAGGCTGGCTTCCCTTGGAACGTGCAGTGGCCGCCAGTCCCCGGCTCTAACTAATGGCTGTCAAATCCAAAACTGCCTTGGGGCGGGTTGACCATAAAGCTGGTCGACCTAAGACCACATCCCAGGGATACGGGCAACATTCCCGCCCACGTCGGCGCGGTAAAAAGCCCTTGCGCGGTCAAGGTCGCTAAACTTGAAACATGGCTATATCACCGGGCACTTACAACATCAAGCTGCAGCGCCGGGCTGATTACAGCGTCACGCTGCAGTTCAAAGACAGCGAAGGTGTTGCGATCGACCTGAACGGGTGGACTGTGGCTGCCCAAGCGTGGGATAAAGGGCGATCTACAAAATATGCCGATTTTTCGATTACATATTCAGACCGCAGTGCTGGAACAGTTGCAATTTCTTTGACTGATGAGCAAACCGCAGCTTTCCCAAATGAGGCTTATTACGACGTATTGCTGACCAACGCATCTGGCCTAAAGGAGTATTACCTAGAAGGAATCATTTATGTCTCTGAGGGGTACACAGCATGACTTCAGTCAATATCTCCTCAGTTGAAAGTAAGGTTGTCGTTACTGAAAACGGCAGCACAACTGTCGTCACCGTTCCTCAAACCTCAGTTGTTACTGCAATTACGCAGGGACCACAAGGTGCCACTGGTGAAGTTGCTGGTGGCCTACCAACTGGCGGTGATCCTGGCAACATTCTGATTAAAGACACAAACGCTAACTACGACACAAGTTGGGCGGCTACACTTGACGGAGGAACCTTCAACTAGCCGTCATGGCTCGCATTCAACTTAAACGTGGTTTGAAGACCAACCTTCCCACCACGGGGATGCTGGCAGGCGAACCGCATGTCACTACGGATCGGGGCACGCTGCACGTTGCAACCGATGCCACCACCAAGATCCCGGTGGTGCCCGCTGTTGATGACCTGGCAACCCTTGCTGCAATTAGCGGCGCTGACGACTTGATCTTGATGCACGATGCTAGTGAGGCATCTGCTCAGAAAGAGAAAAAGATCACGTTTAACGCTTTCAAGACTGCACTCAACATCCCGGCAACCAGCTCGGATGAAAAGGTCGCTGTCGTTAGCGGTGGAACAGCTGGTTATATCTACGGCACTGATGGAACGGACGGCGTGATTCGCCTGAACAACAGCCTGAGCTGGACCCTTGATTCCGGCAACAATTTTGTGACGATTGCGGTGGATACCGTGGATGGTGGTACGTTCTAATGGCTCGCGTCGCCAAAATCCTCATCCGCAACGGCACCACTGCCCCCAGTGCGGGTGATTTTGATGTTGCCGAACCCGCGTGGGATAAGACCAACAGCAAGCTCTACATCAAAAACGCCGCTGGCACAATGGTGGAGATCGCTGGTGGCGGTGGTGGATCGGTTGGCGTTGACCCTGTGATTGCCGGGATGATCTTCTAATGGCTGCACCGAACCTCAAGGCACCAACGAGCATCACGGGAAAGACGGCACGCTATGCCGTCACGACCACACTCGCCGCCGCGCTGAGCAATGCCGCCGCCAGTGGCAAGGTTTTCAAGATCAACAGCATTTTCTGCGCCAACGTGGATGGCATTAACGCTGCAGACATCAGCGTGAGCATCTACGACGGCACAAACGACCGCTATTTGGCAAAGACGATTGCTGTACCGGCTGACGCTACGCAAATACTCAGCACCAAAGAGACGTATTTCTACTTGGAGGAAGGCGACTCCATTCGTGCTCTCGCAAGTGCAGTCAGCGACCTAGAGCTGATCATCGGATACGAGGAGATTGCGTGATGAACCTGGGTCGCATTGGTGCTAAGAATGACAGAACCGATAGGTCAGGCGTCTACACGCTAGGTGACAGTCTTAATTACAAGAAAAAAACTGACTCACTGGAACATTACGTTTGGCGCAAAAATTACGGCTCTTTTTTTAACATTAACAAGCCCAAGCCCGTCTATGGGGACAATGGGTACAAATTGTATATTGCCGATGGAAGTACGCCGACTAATGCCTACATAAGACAATACGAACTTTCTGTTCCATATGATCCAGATACTGCATCATATTCTGGTAACCAGTTAGCAGTTCAGTATGTTGACACAGAGCTTGGATGCAGTTTTAGTTATGATGGCACAATAATGTACCTTTTTGGTGCTTCTAATCCAGGTAGCCATCACCCGCCAACAACATATGACCTATCAACTGCCTGGGACATAACAACTGCAGTTCCAAGAGTAAAAACATTATATCCCGGCACCAATAGTACGACTGGAATTTATGTTTCCCCAGATGGGACGCGACTATACATATGCGGCTCCAGTGTTGATGCTGTCGATCAATACGATATTGCGACTGCTTGGGACATTGGTACGTCTAGCTATGTAAGACGATTTAGTGTATCTGCTCAGGAGACTAATCCGCAGGGAGTTGAGTTTAAACCTGACGGAACAAAAATGTATGTTTGTGGCAGTACCGGAGATGATGTCAATGAATACAGTCTTTCAACCGCATGGGACATAAGCACAGCTTCATTTGTTCAATCTTTTAGTGTCTCCGCTCAAGAAACTGTACCAACAGGAGTCCGTTTCAAGTCCGATGGCACGCGGATGTACGTCTGTGGCAGCGCCGGAGATGATGTCAATGAATACAGTCTTTCAACCGCATGGGACGTAAGCACTGCTAGTTATGTGCAAAGGTTTTTATTTAGTAGCTATGAAAATACAGTAGAAGGAGTGGCATTTAATGCTGATGGCACGAAAATGTATGCATGTGGGACTGCAAACGATGGAATAGTTGAGTATAGTCTTTCAACCGCATGGGACGTAAGCACGGCTTCATTTGTTCACAATACAGAACGATTGGTGGAAAATATTAATGATGTATTCGTTGGAGGCAGTGATAACTATCTCTTTACCTATTCGAATTATCACGACGTTCTCTTTCAATACACCATGAAAACACCGGGCAGCACGTCACAGCTTGATGGTGTGCTGCAGGCAGTAACAACAGCTACCGAATCATATGAGCGCATAGCATTTACTCAGGTAAGCCCAGACGGAACAACGTTTTTAGCTTGCTACGGCACCCCAAGTTACCTTGTCAAATACTCTTTATCGACTCCATTTGAGCTGCATACCGCGACATATGATAGCTTGGTCAATCTATCATCCCTTTCAGGCGAATCGCTTATTTGGAATGGCAGCCTTAGCGAAGATGGTAAAGATTTCTATTTTGTCGGCAATAACACACGAGCTATTTACAAAGTATCTTTTTCAACACCTTGGGACATAACAGGGGCAAGCATTAAAATGCAACGAGTTAATTTGTATTCTTCTAATAATAACTCAAATGCAGACTACGAAACTCTAACGACCCCTCTTTATTATGGAGCAGGTGCAGTAAGCGCGATCGAGGGGATTGCAGTCAGTAAAGATAGATCCTTTATGTTTATCACTTCTAACGTAGGGTTTCATTTGTATAAAATGTTGACATGACCCTCTACTCCCTCCACGGCGCTCGCCCTGAGCCCCTGCCCTTCCGCATCACGTTGCCGAACGGCTTCACGCGCACCGACCCCTCGACCTTCACCGAGGACGAGATTCACGCCGCCGGCTTCACTGGACCCTATGCCCCTCCGCCCTACGACCCAGCAATTGAACAGCTCGGCTGGGTGGATGGCGCCTACGGCGTGGAGCCTTTGCCTCCTCCACCTCCCGAACCACTCTGGGTGGACTTTTCCGCTGCAGTGATGACCGACTCCAGCGTTAACACCATGCTCGGCACGTTGCTGCAATCCGCACCAGGCTTGTACGGCGGTCTCGTTGTCGGCTTACAGCAAGCCTCGCAGGGTGACACACGGGTGTTTCTCAATTCTTGGCAAGCCGCGCAGGGCCTTGGTGTCATCTCGGCTGAGTTGATTACCGATGTGCAGCAATTGGCAACAGCGCACGACCTACCGAGTGCGTTCGTCGATGCCCTCGTTCCAATATCCTCTAGATAAATGGATGCCGAAACGCTAGAAAACTGGAGAAAAGTTAAAGCAGCACTAGAAAAAGCAGGCAAAACGGACTGCGACTATTACCGCCGAGCTGTGGTGATTTTGCGCGGTCAGCCCGATCCGTGGCGTCCGCCTTCGATAAAATAATTACAACGATTGACGCCCGTGGACCCCTTTTTAACGCCACTAGCCACGGCAGCGATCATCGCGGGCGTTGGCGCACTATGGCGTATCGACAAACGCGCCAGCATCATGGACACCAGGATGGCCTTGATCCTGGAACAGATCACCGCGCTTCGGAGCGACCACAAAGAACGTCTCGACGACCACGAGCGCCGAATCCGCACCATCGAACAGAAGCTGTGACCACCATCGTCCACTCCACCTGCTTTGAAGGCGGCTACAAGCTGGAGCAATTGGAGAACGAGCGCAACGAGATCTACTACCGGGCCTGCAAGGACAGCATCTGCCGGTATGCAGAGGACGAATACATCGCCCGGATGTACCTAGAGGGCATGGGCTGGGACCCTATGCAACCTCCACTTCCGTAGGGTCAATCCACTCTTCAATTTCAATTTCAAGCCGCTGATCCCAAAAATCCTGCTCGCGGAACCACTCCCGCCAGTTCCGACTCGCCTTCCGCACATTGCACGACAGACAGGCTGGAATCAAATTCCTGGGATGGGTATGCCCGCCTTTACTTTTAGCCAGCACGTGATCGAGCGTTGCTGACCGCCCAAGATCTGAATTGCAGTAGGCACACCTATTTCGCCACTTCCAAATTATTTCTTGCCGAAACCTTAACTTCGCCTCCTTTTTATTTAAGTATTCGCCACCCTCTATGCGATGGTCCATACCGAGGTGTCGCTACATGAAAGGTAGCCGCAGAAACACTTAAGCGCTGGCCCCTCTTATCTAGTACAGCTAAACTTTTGCAAGATTCCAGTATTCAATGGATCCCACCGCTCTCGCTGCTATCGCAATCCTGGCTGCCGCCGGAAGCGAAATCTTGACCCTGCTGCCCATCCGCAGTAACAGTTGGGTGCAACTCGTCATCAGCGTCCTCAACGCGATCTCCAGAAAAAAGTCCTGACCACAACTTGGCTGGTGCGATTCGGCGAAAAGGACTGGCGCCACAAACTGCACAAGTCCGCCCAAGACTTCAAGTTCAACGCCACCCTCAAACCCCGCCTAGATCGCACCATTGAGGACTGGCACGCAGCACAGCCCGAGGCACTCAAACCTGTGGTGAGAGAACACGCTGACGGAGGTTTTAGTATCCACGCTCCTTGGTCTGATGGCGCAAAACAAGATCCGCCTAGCTGATCTCTTCCGGTATTACAAAGCGCTGCCCCACCAGGCAGCCGCCATTACCGAGCTGGAGGAAGCCATCAACAGGGCCAACCCCCACATCCTCGGACGTGACCAAGGCTGGTTCAAAACCTGGAGCGTGGCCGGCAAACAAACCAGCTTCGCCAACACTTGGGAAGGCGTAATCGAAGCCGCCCGAGTCGCTGGAGCCAAGTTCCCCGAACTCGTTGCTGCCCAGTGGGCTTGCGAAAGCGGCTGGGGCAAACACGCCTCTGGCCGCAACAACTTTTTCGGCCTGAAGGGTGACGGCACCGCAACCAAAACCCAAGAATTCATCAACAACCAGTGGATCACAATCACCGACAGCTTCATTGACTTCCCTGATCTCGCCTCGTGCGTGATTTATCTGGTCGATCGTTGGTATCGGGACTACAAGAAATACAAGGGCTGCAACAACTGCAGCACCCGCGAGGAAGCCGCAAAGTGGCTGGTGAAGGAGGGTTACGCCACCGACCCCACCTACGCCGAAAAACTAATCAAGCTGATGGACCAGCACGCTGGAACTGAACCAGCAGTCAAGCCTCACGAAAAAATCTTGAAGGTGCCGTATGAGTATCAGCTTGGAGCTGATGACGGCCCCCAGGGTTACCGCCAGTGCTTCAGCTCCAGTTGCGCGATGGTGGCCCGCTATTACGGCAAGATCTCGGGCGACTACGAATACAACAAAGTCCGCGCCCGCTTCGGCGATAGCACCAACCCCCAAGCCCAAAAAGCCGCCCTGCACTCGCTGGGACTGAAGGCCGAGTTTGAGATGGATGGCACGCCGGACATGTTGATGGAGGAAATCTCAAACGGCCATCCGGTCGCCGTTGGCTGGCTCCATCACGGACCCGCGAGCGCCCCAACCGGTGGGGGCCACTGGACGGTTGTGCGCGGCTTCACGCCAACCCACTTCATCCACAACGACCCCTACGGCGAAGCCAACCTTGCCGCCGGCGGCTACGTCAGCCACAAGGGCGGCGCCGGAATCGCCTATTCCCGTAAAAACTGGTTGCCACGGTGGCTCGTGGACGGACCTGAAACGGGCTGGTACATGCAAATCCG